ATTTGATAAAGCTCCATTAGATAGTGCTAAGTTAGGGGTATATTTTTCTCCACAAACAATGATTGATGAAGATATTATTGCACAATTAGGATTTAAATCATTAGATGATTATATAGGAGATCCTGGTAGTGTAAATGCAAAATCATATCCGGCATTAATACAAGAAGCAGAAACATATTGGAAAAAGTATAGTCAACGAAATGATATTAATGGATATATTAAAATATTTACATTATTTGATTTATCATTCTTTAAACAGTTAGATCAATTATTACCAGCTCGTGTAAATAAATTAACAGGACTATTAGTTCAACCAAATATATTGGAACGTAGTAAAGATACTATATTACCAAAAGTTGAACGTGTTAATAGCACATATAATACAACTATAACAGATACACAAGTAACTGCGTCTGCTCATTATGAAAACTATGATGCAATTATATCTGATGATATATACACATTAACTGCAAATGACGATGATCAGTTACAAGGATATTTAACATCTTCAGTTGCATCTAAATATGGTGGTACAACATATGTGTATGAAAATTTAATTAGATCAGGAAGTACTTATATAACTTCATCTACACCATATTGGAGAAGTAGATCAGAACAACCAGTAATATTATCAGCCAGTTTATCTGAAATCAAACAAATACCAAATCAACCAGGAACTGGAGTATATGGTGCATATTCATATGGTAGTGGGATATATGGAAGTGGATCTACTTTAAAGTTTGCACAAGTTCAAGATTATTTACCAATTGGTATTGATAATCAAAAATATAATGGATCTAAATTAACTAGTCCGGATTTTAATATTGCATCAATACAGACAATAGACGGCGGACCAGTTGTTGAATCTAGACAAGCAAACGGTAATCAGTTAATATATACAAATCAACCAGGAACGCAAGGTAGTTTTATATTAACGTAAAATTTAACTGAAATATATTTATATTAAATAAAAGGTAAATCAATATGGGATATTTAAATAATAGTAGTGTAACTGTCGATGCGATCCTCACATTAAAAGGACGTGAGTTGTTGGCAAAGGGAGGTAATGCATTTAATATTACTCAATTTGCAGTTGGTGATGATGAAATTGATTACTCACTATGGAATCCAGATCATCCGCTGGGAACAAATTATTATGGCACGATTATAGAGAATATGCCAATTACAGAAGCAATACCAGACGAAACTCAGGCATTAAAGTATAAATTAGTATCATTGCCAAAGACAACGGTAAATATACCAATTATTTCAGTTGGAAATTCTTCTATTATATTACCAGGTCCTGGTACCAGTAATATAATTGCTCCAAATACTGCTAATTTAGTTGGAGGAAATTCTAATTTAGGATATACAGCAATATTATCAGATTCTAGTATAGCAGATCTAACAGTAACTAGAGAATTACAATCTTCTACGTTACCTACCATTCCAAGATTTATTGGTGATAATGAAGACGCACAAAGTATTGCGGTTTCTGGATTTGAATTTAGAATATCTGCTAAAACATTATTAGTTGAATCTAAAACAGCAACCATAACAATTATTGGTAATGAAACTGGTGGTGCTACTACTATTAACTTAACAGTAAACAAAGCATCTACTGCTACTATCTCAAATGCGACTTCTTAAAATAGGAAAACATGAAAACAATTAAACAATTAAAACAACAACCAAAGTTAGGAATAGTACCTGTAGGTAGAAATGCGGCTCCTACTTCACCAGCAGCACAGCCAGCAAATATTGATGTTAATCAAGTAAATCAACAAGTACAACAATTGGCTCAACAATTGGCTGCTGAAATGTTAGCAGAGCAAAAACAAATTTCACTTCTATCTGCATCAGGTAGAACATTTACTAAATTTGATATGGATGCTGATGTTGTAGAAGGTCAATCAGAAACTGTAACTGCAGGATTGTGGAGTGGTAATGTAGCAAGTTTAACTACTTATTTTACGTCATCAACACAAACAGAATCGCAACGTAGATATTATGTTGATATATTAGACGGAAATCCAAGTTTAGATAGTTCTGCAGTTCAATTTGCTGCAGCATATGGTAATGCATTAGGAAGTGGGTCGAATTCACAAGGTCAACTTAATGATTCCCCATCTAAAGCAATTTATTCACAATACCGTCAACTTTTATTAAATCCGACTGATTCTAGATTTACCACTGCCGGTTCTGGAAGTACTGATTCTATATATGTTGTTAATTTTAAACGTAATCGATTAAAAGAACGTTTAGATGCTGGTAATTTTGAAATGCCATTGCGATATATGTCAGCTTCATTAGATACTAATGCAACTGGTAGTAATGTAGCAGTTAGTAGTAGTGTAGTTGTTTCTTTGATTGATGATTCGAGTATTGCTAATGCAACGGTTGGAGATTCGGGACGTGTTTATAATATAGTATCAGGATCAATTGATGGTGGAGTTTATAATTCTACTAGCCCAATTTATTATGGATTAGTTTATCCTGACTTTGGTACATTGGTATTAGACGGTAACATGTTAGATCAACAATTAAATTATCAGACTAACACCGGATCTAGTTCGGAAGGAAATAATCATTTCCGTTTATTCCATTCAGTATCGGGATCTTCTTTAATAACAAACCCGGCAACTAGTGATCCATATGGATTCTTAGCAAGAAATTCTGAAAAAGTAACTAGTACACATTATTTTGTAAGAATAAAAAATGCAGATTATAATTTCTCAAATAATCCGTCATATATAACTGGTAGTGATGGTCAAATTGCTCAGAGCACATTTATTGGTGATCCAAAAACGTATATTACAACCGTTGGATTATATAATGACGCTCAAGAATTATTAGCAGTGTCTAAATTATCTAAGCCATTATTGAAATCATTCCAGAGTGAAGCATTGATTAGAGTAAAATTAGATTTTTAATATTTCAATACGTATTTTAGCCTCGTTATATTTATATTAAATGTAACGAGGTTTTACTATTATGTCGGAAACGCAAATAAACAATGAAGATATATCTGAGGGATTGTACCCAACCGTATTTAAAAAAATAGATTCAACAGATATTCAGATTAATCCATTTCAAGCACATAAAACATTTACTGTTTATAGTGGAAGTGCTACTAGTAGTATGTTACCACTACGAGGAGTTTATATCGATCCAGCATATTTACCAGCATTGGAAACAACATTGGTATATAATGACGCATCAAATATTGACGGTAGTTTACAAAGTGTTACTTATTTCTCAGTTAATCATTTATTTTATAAGAATAAAAATCAACCGTATTATAATTTTGGTCAAACCAATTTAAATTTAACTAAAAAATTCTTATATGAAACTGCTAGTATATTTTCATTTCCACAACTTAAAATAGGCGAAGGTATAAAATTAGCATCATTTGAATTAACAGTGCCAAATACGGCATCATTTACTTCAGATCGATATGGTAATATAAATGATAGCACATTTGACACCGCATCTATTATCAACCAATTGAAACTATATGAAGGGTTCAATGAATATTTTGATACTACTCGTATTAATTATGAGTCTAGTGGAATAACATATGTTGATGGGGTTGTTGCATCTAATGGTGATACATTGCCAATGGGATTAGCTGCAAAGTTTGATAGTAATGGATATATAGAAACTAATCTTGCTGGAGAATATGACAGAGATTCAGACTATGCAATCTCCATGTTCATTAGTGGATCAAATACTGGTGCCGACAATCAATTAATAATTACAAAAGCGACTAGCTCTATAACTCCACAATATCCATTTAGAATTGAATTAAGCGGAAGCAATCAAATTGAATTTAGCGCACAAGGATCTCCAATATTCAGATCAATGATAACTAGTTCAGCAGATGTCTCATCGTCATGGACTCATGTTGTTTGTCAGAAAACAGGTAGTTCAATTCAAATGTATGTCGATGGTACACTTCATGCGTCAGAAACAAATTCATTGTTTAATAATAGTAATCATCCACTTAGTGCTAGTTCTAGAATTGATAATTTAGAAAATCTAAGTATTGGTGGTTATGGTGTTGCTGATTCTAATTTGCAAGGACAGTTAGATGAAATTCGAATATACAATAAAGCATTAACAGCAACAGAAGTTGGATATTTAGCAGATCGAACAGAAGGCGGTACATTTTCACAAACACCAGTAGTTGGTAATATTTTTGAAAAACAAGGGTTAGGAGTGATATCCACAATAGATTATCGATATCAAAACATATTAAATTATCCGTTTACTGCTTCATATAAAAGCACAGTAACAATTCATGAGTTAGGCGTAACTGCAAAATTAGATCAAGGTGATTTTAATATGTCTACCAATGTTACGTTAACTAAAGATGATAATCAAACATATCGAGGATTTGTTTCTGGTAGTGATTTTTCTCCATATATAACAAGTATTGGATTGTATAACGCCGAAGGACAATTATTAGCAATTGGTAAATTAGCACAACCAATTAAAAAAAGAAATGACGTTGATGTTAATTTCTTGATACGAATTGATTTAGACAAGAACATAATAAAATGATACGATTAAAAAACATATTATTAGAATTAAAAGATGAAGATATACAAAGATTATTAAGTAAAATTAATAACAATGAATATCGATTCTTCGATCAAGGTGATAATGGCCGAGTCTATGAAATTGACGGTGAAGACAAACTTTTCAAAATAACTAATGAATCTGATGAGTTTGATGTTGCTACGGTTATTGTGGGGCGTGCAAGTGAATTCAGCACATTTATACCAATATATTATGTTGATGATGTTAAACAATTATACATAATGTCTAAAGCTAACTCATTAAATAATAATGATGTAAATAATATTGACTTGTTCATGAATTCATATAAAGAGTATGCTCGTGAAGTAGGAGGTGAAGCTTCAGTGTTTGATTATATTAATGCAGACGGCGCACGAGACGTAGACCCCGAATTAATATCCTTTTTACGAGCGTTACAACGAGATATTAATAAAATGGGTATAATGGACCTAGATCTAGATTTAGACTTTAAAACCGATAATATAATGCGTTGGCAGGGTCGTTTAGTTTTAATAGATTGGTAAATTATATAAAAACATATTTATATAAAATGGATAATAATAAATGA